TGCGTGATTTCGTGCGGTTCAATTCAAACGACGATCCCGGGGGCGCACCCCCCGGATAAAAATCACAGACTTAAAAATCCGAGAGGCTAAGTTTAACCCCCTAAACCAACAGAGCAATACTAGGTGGACTCCGTATGAAAGGAATTGTCAAATAAGCAACCACTATCTTAAATGACCTTTTCAATTGTGCTAAAGCGCCACAGACTCCTATATAATTCATATAGGGGAAGACAGTTCTACTAAAACCGAACTGACAACAAAAGTTTTCAAAACATCTTCTGTTCTGAATTGTCTCTCTAACAAATTAACAATTCTGCTTTATACATGGGTAGTTCCATGGGATAAAATCCTTTTATAGACCTTGCAGTCTTTTATTCTAAAACTACTATAGTGAATACTGATGATTTGGAGAAAACACTGCCGAAGTACTCATGGGAGGTACAGAAATGAATACAGAAAAGTTGGTATCATCTGACCCCGACCTGTACAAGTTATGGAAATGCTTATTAATATCAGCACCAGTAACGGTAGTACCCCTAGGAGGACTGAAATGTAAAAACATTTGTGTCATAGAATCAGAACGAATACCTTCTGCTCCATCTCCTACTCTATAAATAACACAGTCTCCAACAGCTCTAGCAAGAGTAGTTGTGTACTGTGGTATTTCGACTTCAATAGCTGAATTTATACCATCAACTTGTTGTAACACACTATGACTAGTATCTGCTACAATTTCACCTACCTGTCCGATAGAAGTAAGAGTTGTATTCAAACCCGGTGTACCATTATGTAACCTGATAAACGATGTTACCTTACTAGTACCTGTTGTAGTAGATGTTAGTTCAAAAGACATTACATCTTTCAACCTTACACCACCACTCCACATACCATAGCAAATCGCCCAACGACCTAAAATATCACAACTAGGCGAATAACCCACCAAAGGTGGTTGTATAGCCGCTGGAACACCAATGAAATCTGGTTGAACTACCAATAATGGAGCATTAAGACCGTAAGAAGTTCCACAGGAATTGAGACTGGAGTATCTCTTAATATAAGTACGTACTGAAGACACCTTATCACCAATAGTAGCTGACGAAAAAGTAACATCATCGGCAGTACCAATATTACTATTACCAATAGTGAAACTTACCTTCCTGGTATTACCCAACCCACTCTGTCTATCAACGACATAAGTAGGTGTTAACCTAGTAGAGGATGGGATTCCAAACTCCATATCCTCACCTCCAGCAAACTCAACGAGTATATTAATACTAGATGAAACAGTAGCTGGAGCAACCAGAGGATCAACAATACGCACATATATCTTACCTATAATCTCATCTGGATGACACCAAGGAGTAGTAGCAATATAAGGAACTACAAACTCAACCTCCTCAATATCTCTGATATCTACAATCTGCCTATTAAGATAGGCTGGATTGACTGCTGGGTCATAAGTACGTACTGAAGTTGGAGAAAACTCAATTGAAATACGACCTGAGTGAAATTCAGTTTTAACAAACTTTATTCTATACTTCATAGAACCCCTCCAAGCTAAGAAGTGATGTGCTATGAATGAAACAGGTGACATATTTCTTGGATTATCTAAATACCAAACATGTGGAGTAACATCGAAACTATGTAAAATAGCATTACGTAGATTTAATGTTGTCCAAGGTGTACTGGAATGCCAAGCATAAATAGACTTCAAAAAACTAAAATCCATTTGATCGACACTAGACCCTGTAGCTCCAACTACGGGAACAGTTGCTGGTTTAGCCATAAACGCGAAAGGTCTCACTGGAGAATCTCCATCAACGACATTATGGTTAGCATGATTCAAAATCATCATTTTATTTACAGAGTCCCCTTGACTGGGCTTGGAATAACCAAAGATGGCTGCAGTTTGTGATACTCTATCAGCAATCCACGAAGCTCCCAGAGCGTAACCACCTATAAGTGGTACCCCTGAAAGCGCGTCGAAAGCATTTGCAAACTTCTTAGCTACACCAGACACAGGTCCATTAGGGACATTAGATTCTTGCTCCGAAACTCCTCTTCCTTTATTCTCCTTACTGATAAGTCCAGACTGAGGTTCGACAGCACCAAACAATTTTACGTTTTCCATAGAAACGTAGAGTGTATAAGGTACTACCAAAGAGCCAGAAGTGGCCATCAAAGGAGAGTAAGGACAGATAGTCAGAGTTCCCAAAATTCTATTATAACTTCCACTAATTAAATCAGTAATTGGAAAGAACGTATCAACGCTAGCATATGGAATAACAAGTTCCGCCGAAGTGCCAGAATTAATATCAAATTCAACATGACGGACAGTAGTCCTCTGTACAAGAGTATGAGATAACTGAGTACGTCTAAGATTCTCCCTAAAATTAGTAGCATCTCGAACAGCACCACAGAGCGGGATCCAATACATCATATACCTGCCTTGTTGGAATCTATTAGAGTTAAAAACGATCTTAACCCTAAAATCTGCTCTCAGCCCATAAAATCCCTTAAGTTTATCAAGCCAAACGCCGCCGTATGTAGAGTTAAATACCTCATTAGGAAAAGCAAAATCAGTAAAAGTAGTAAGAATGTCAGAAGTGGAGAATGCACCTCCTGCCAGTTCGATAGGTCGGGAGAGAAAAGAATGTAAAGATTCTTCCACCGACTGCGTATCATTAGCATCCAAAAACATCTTACTCAACTTAGAAACAAACGTCTCTTCCTCAACATGAACTACCGCATCATCTATAAACTGTGTAGTAGCCATATCAGCCATAGCATCTACTTTCTCTACGGGAACATTTCTCTCTTCCTGTTCAGATACAACTCCTGATTGTCGTTGTAGAATAATTAAATTTTTGTAGCACTTATTTACCTTTTTAGGCTGTGAACGCATGCTATTACGTGCACATTTATACCCACCAAAAACGTTATATCTATACATTGTACTTTTCATTATTTATAATAAGGTGGCTATCCTTGAATGTTTTTATAGTCTTTGCTGACTCCCATTTTTCTAGTTAGGTCTAGAATTTTCGGTTATTTTCCGCCTATTTTATACCATAGGTGGTATTTCTTATCTAGTACATAAAATTATCAGTGTTCAAAACTTCGCGATAAACGAATTTGAAATCACTGGTATATATACCTTTCGGTATCCTATCTGGATAATGCTTTTTCAACAAAGTATCTAGTACAGAATACCATTCATCATATTTAGATTTACCATGCAGGGAAATCTCTCTCAAGACTAAACCAACATTATCTACCGCTATCTCATCTGATTTAGACTTCTTCGTCCAATTCAATATTTCAATAATAGCTGAAAATCTCAATGGAGCTATCCATCTATTGTACCTCACATCTTTGGCAAACGATCGCTTCAAAAATTCCACTTCAGTAATCGGCCTAAAGGCAGACGTGGCTTCAGATTTAATTTCTGTAGTATATACCATACCTACTTTTCTCATAAGTTCTGGCAACTTCAACTCGTTGAAATTATCTCTAAATGGTTCAGAAACGGAGAAAATATTATCGTCCCCCATAGCCGCTATATATACATTATCATTAAAGTCGCACATAGCGTTACCCGCCAAAATCCATGCTACTCTAAAAGCTAAATTATTATACATGGTATTAATAAGTGAAGTTAAAGGATTACCCGAAGGCATCGAAGCAAACCATTCATACACTTCATTTCCGTGAATATGTCTTGAATTGGTAATCTCTGCCCACAAATACTTACGCATCATTACGCAATGAACGTTTTTATAACCATACCAATCACTAATGATTCTATAAACCATATTCAATAAGTACGGTTGCTCATGTCCATCGAACTTACTATAATCCCCAGCTCCAACATATATGTTACCATCCTTGTCTTTGCCGTGTACAGAAAGTCTATGAACCAAATAACTCCACTGAGCACTATACGGATTAACTCCTATCGCAGATCCTACATCTAAATTACTGGAAATAAAAGCATCCATAAAAGCTCCAAAGTACATCCTAAAGAGTACTAACAGAGTAAAAGGACAAGCTGAAAATATTCTAGTCTTTCCAAGATGACACTTTTCTATCGATACCTTCTCGTCCTTCAAACAATCTGTATAGAAAAAATTAGGACGGACACCATCTTCATATTTACTTATTATAAACTTTATCTCCTCTTCTATCTCAAAGTAGGCTTGACTCTTCTCTTCATAAGTAGAATTTGGAGAATAATACCTCTTCTTCATATTATTCTTATCTATACTTAATGGCCATCCTGCACTGGTACTAGACATTATAGGCCCTACACCACGGAAACCATGTAACGCTTCCTGTAAAGGTATTGGTTGATTAACGTCATAACCATAGTCTACAGTACTATATTTTATGTCTTGAGAATAAGCCATAGCTGCATGCGAACAAATATGTGAAGGTATACAAACTTGATCCTTCCCATAATTTAACAAACCATTCTGATAAGGATCAATATACTCATCATCATCATTAAAGAATGGTCTAAGTCTAGCAGGTAAAGTACTAGGACGATCATAAGGTGATGGTAAATTTCCGTAAAACTTACTTCTCTTCAGATCAGTAGCAAAAGGTACAGGAGCCGCCAATTGAGAAGGTAACTCTAATACTTTATGTACACCTGACTGACTTTCCATCAACATCGGTAATCTACCGTCCATAACGTCCATCTCGTCTTCCATTATACCAAAATTATTGAAACCTAGACTCTTCAAATCATAGTCTATATCGTCACTATTCAAAATAGCAGACACACCCTTTTCACCATAACCGGCTATATGCATTCCAAATATACACTTACTCTGGGTTAAGTTCTCTTCTCTAACAAGCAAAGAACCACAATCACCTTTAGCCGTATTTGACGAGTAAGAAACAGTGTTAGAAATTATATAACCTGGCTCACCATCCGAATCTGATCTAACATAAAAAGATGTTGAATCAATACTACTTCCAAACTTTTTGCACGTTATAGAATTACCACCTTGAGTCAACGAAACGCCAACCAAAACAGAAGGTATAAGTTTTCGATTCTTAAGACTATCAAGCTCTTGTGTATTTGCAATATACTTTAATGCTCCACAACTATTCATCTGAGCATGTGGTACTACAACATAAGAAAGATCTCTATCAACACTAGTCTCAGTAGCGTATCCCAACTCCATAAACTCATACGCCGGAATTCTGTAAATAAGACGTTTCGTGCATGTAGTCATTATAACTTCAAAATCCTCTATAGACTCAGAAGTATAATTTTCTATAGAGTCAAAGAAATGATCGGGCATAATAAATATGTTGCTCACAACATTTATAGACTGCCCTAACTTTCTCAAGTTGTCTGTCTTTTTATTCCTCACGTACACAATAAAGTAATACTTATTAAGTACTTTAGATACTACATCAGAATGATTAATGACGTCCACGTGATCAGTAGCTATCTTCCCTAAGATTGAAGTGTCGAAACCGTCTAAAGAAAGACCCTTCCTGCCAACTTTCTTGAGCCTATTACCCCTTCTGTTGTCAGGTTTACCTTCCCAATTAACCCTTTCATTGTCTCTGAAGTATTCACTCTTCTTAACATGTTTAGGTTTAGCCTTGGACTTAGATTTAGCTGTACACCTGGTAGGAGAGTCATCCTGTTTCTCTAATTCTTCAAGGTCTATATCAACAAGTTCAGAATCAACAGAGAATGCCTTCAATATCTTTTGAAAAATCTTTAATATGACAAAGCCAGCAGTACTAGCAGCTATTATCAAGAAAATATTTTCAGAAACAAAGCGCAACAAACCTTCAATGGTCTCCCTACAGAATCTCAAGCACCTGTCCATATAACCCTGAACATTAACCTCTTCCTCCACCAGCTTATTATAGCCCGTGACATGAGAATTGACGTAAAACTCAGCTAACTTCTCTATATCGATAATCAACTTCTCACCTGTAGCGTAAACTACTTCGTTGACTTCAGCAGAACTTAAAGAAAAACTTTCATAAGATAAATTATAAAGTGTCTCATAACTGAGATGTGGAATATCTACTAAGTTAATGAACTTAATAACATCCTCTCTCCTCAACTTAATTAACACGCAAGACAATCGCCCCTTCATCAAATTATCCTTAAAATCTAAAAATTGTACTAAACACCGAGTACCAGTCTTACTAGTAAAATCACTTGTAAAATTAGTACGATGATGAGCAAAATGCTGGGACAACGTGATCGGGACACTACTATCGGTACAATGTATATAAGTAGTCGTAGGTTCGTTGTTTAAACAACCAGACTGCTTTTCTAAATATTTCTCAGAAGAAGACTTGATCCTACTAAATAATGAAGAAGGGTCAGTCATCGTTTCTACGAAAGCTTCACTAAACATATCAATACCGTCACCAAAATCTTCTTCCATAGAACTAACGGAATCATACGTAGCTCTAATATTACTCAAATAATCTGCAATATGTGTCTGGTATAATGCGACTAAAGTCTTTATAACTTCTGTCATACTAACTACATTTCCTTCATGTTTAAAAATCCAGTAATCATCTGGCAAAACATTTCCCATAATCTCACTGTCTCCAAAAGTTATAGGATCATTATAACACGTATGACCCATATACTTAGGATTAACGCTGACATCTAAAGTTAGATGAAATCTTCGAGCAGCAGCTCTGGGATCTCTTATAGACTCTAACTGGTTAAAGTCCATCAAATTAGTAGTAGCCATAACAAATGCAGATCTAAAAAATTTAGTATTCTTGAGACTAACGTCAGCCATCTGAAGAACATAAGGATTACAATTTATCATCTTGATAATTTTTAACGCCTCAGATTCTTCAGCACCAGCTTGATCCCTCTGCTGGAACAGATCGTCAGCTACCGCTGTCCATGCCTTATATGTGTAAGTATCCCAAAACTTATCCGTAGGAATATTAAACATAAAAGCATCCGGATTTTCCTCCCATTCCTTTCGCCAACCTTTAGGTATCGTAAATTTCGTAGCCATCTTAGCTATTCTGTCCAATGCTACAGTCTTCTTAGTACTAGGTGGTCCTCTAAGTAATAATCCTACAGGTTCTATCCTAGTTCCACTAAGAGATTTCATAGTAACTTTATTCTGTATAGCTAATTTTTCATACTCTCTGAGTAACGTAACTATCCTAGTGTAGTCATAAGATCCTCTATCTAAAGACTTAAGAATTTTATTCCCCTCTGCAACATCTTCTACAAAAACCTCGTGAGAAAAACTATCAATCTCTTTGGCTCCTGTATGATACCCAACTAAGCGTTCGCTGACTGTTTCACAAAATTTCTTAGCCTTCTCCGAAGAATACCGTTCTATGTCAAAAACTGACAAAAAGTTGACTTCTGTGTTAAACAAATAGTTGAAAAGATCTTGCATCACAGTCATAGCAGTCTGAATAATAGTGGTAACATTGTTCACAGCAGAATCCCTAAGCCATAAAAATGACATAACATAATCAACAGCACCAGGTTTAACCCCCATCGACGTACGAGCCGTGAAAAATGATATAAGACACATGACTACAGTCCTCAAAGGTGAATCCTTAACAGATGCTTGTTCCTCTAGTTCTTCAATTATACAGGTTGATTCGGGCAAATCTTCCATATGCACTTCCATGTCCTCATTTACTACGACAGGCATAAACCTACGTCCACTAAGCTTTGCGATATACGTAACAAGGGAGAAAATCATCTTGCTAATATTCGAATTAAAAAGATAATCACAAGTCTCATTGGACAAATCTGGAAATGAAGTCATAAAGTCATACATCTTCTTCAAATGCAAATATGTCAAATAATATCCACAAGCCAGGAGTATAACAGCAAGAGTCTTTTTGATAACAGAATCACTATCCTTAGACAACCTAGCGGCTAAATAACCTGTACCTATAGATAACAAGAATACATGGTCGTAATTGAACTTAGTAAACCAGTTAAAAATAGTATCCAACCAACCTAACTTAAAGTCAGGTTTGGCAGTATGATACGATGAGTCATTATCGTTATTAGGAACATTAATCTCCGGTGGACTGTTATGTACTAACTGATCACCTAAATTTGCACTAATGAACGGTTTACCGCTGAAACTCAACATCTCGGCTATACCATTTACCTCAAAACTTCCTCGAACATTATTTATATTAACATCCAAGTCATGTTTAGAGTCAAATAAACCACCTTGACGAACAATAGTATTTTCCATAACAGACATAAATGCCTTTAGCTCAGAAATACCATTGTTTAAAGAGTGATTCAATGAATTATGAACACATAATTCACATAACTTTTGCACTAGATAATCATCTTTTACGGTAACTTCTAGATCAACTATACTATAAAGGAAAAATATATTTTTTTTTTTTAAA